CAGGTCCTTCAGGTTAGCTGTAACGAGAACTGGCAGAACGTGGATTTCTATGTTTCCGGGGTCTTGAAAGCCTCATTTAACATTGCAGATCACCATATTCCCGATAGTAGGTATAATCGACTAGGGGCTGGATGGGCAATTAGAAACGCTAATTCTTGGAGTACAAGCAATCAAACGGGTGGTAATGAGATATTCCTAGACTGGCACCAGCTACGGATGACTCATAATAATACTACTAGAGGTAGAGACCTAATTCAGTAGCATATCACCACGTTTAAGTGAATTGAATAAGCGGGTGTAGAAAAGCTCACGAAGAGAATCCAACTCTCTTATTAAGCTCGTAATATTCCTTACGGTGGACTCATTAATCTTACCGTCCTCCTTCATGTGACTTAACAAGTCGATGCAGCCATCGATCAGGTTTTTCTGATCTTTTGTAATCTTATTGATTGTATCAACCTGTGCTTCCTTCGTAATAATTTCAGAATCTGACATTGTGTACCTCGAACTTTAATCTTTTGTAGTGTTGTATTCTTTGCTTTGAGTGATTTTCCAAGTAAGGCATACGATCGTAAAAATCATAGAAATACATCTTATCTTTACCTTTAGCCTTACGGATACCTCGACCCAACCCTTGCAAAGTTGGGACTTCACCTGATAATCCTCTAGCATTGATCATGTGAGTAATTTCATCGATGCTGATACCAGTTTGCATCACATTTGTACCAACAATGGTGGCCGCGTTATCATCTCTTACAAACTTATTGATAATATCATATCTACTATCAATATCGTCTTTCCCTTCAATAGTGTAGCAATTACTAATCCTAGATTGTAAGTTTTCGATATGCTGCAAGTTCTTTACAAGAATTAGGATCTTAGCATCTGGGTTGGATTTATATATTTTAGACACGATCTCCTTGATCTTGTCGTTACGTATGTCGCAGTTCACTACATACTCGTCGTATATTTCAAGGTAGGAAAGATCATTTGCAACAGACGAGACAGGGGTGTTATCAACGATTTGGATAATCGGCTTCGCAAGCGCCCCATCTTTAATGAGATCTTCTGCTGTGCGAGTGGTGTAAACAGGTCCGAAAGCGCCCTCTAAGACCATTCTAGCGTTGATATCCTTTGCCTTCTCCCTGGGAGGGGTAGCAGTGAATGCGAGCCTGTAGGAGGCATTAGGGAAGCTCTCAACGGCTGCTACCGTGGTCTCTCCCCTACAGAATTGGTGAGCTTCATCGACCATTAAAAGCTCAGTTTCCTGTAGGTGAGTGTCGATGATCCGCTCGATACTTTGAACAGTAGAAAGCATGATCTTTCCAGGAACATAACCTTCACCAGAGTTATACCCTAGATCTCGAATACCACACTTTTTAAAGAACTCATATGTTTGATTTAGGATTCCCTTCTCTCTAAACAATACAACTCCCGTAATATCTCGACCGTGCTGTAAAGATGCAATGCAGCCTGCCATGATTAAGGTTTTGCCAGAGCCTGTGGGGCTGTCGATAATCGCTCTTCTCTTTTTGAGGCAGCGGTAGATGGCCCTTTCCTGATACTCTCGGTATTCAAAGTTTCCGACTGGGGGAATAAATGGCTCCTCCTGTTCTGGCCTGTTTTCCCATTCAATGTCTGTAGCTCCAATTTCCTCTAAGTCTTTCACAATACGAGTCAGCAGCCCTGTTCTAAATTTACCATTCGCTCCAAAGTATCTTTTCTTACCATCCCATCGTCTATTCCTGTAGGACTGAGCATATTCATGCCCTGGGACAGGGAAGGCATACTTCTCTCTCAACGCTGATATAATTTTAGGATTATCTGTCTCTAGGGTGGACGTTAAGTTACCTACTACTATTTTCATATACTATAATAGTAATTGCCACAGTAGTGTCTCATGAGTGTAAACAAACAAATCCAAAGTTCGTCAGAAGATCCACGAGAAGCGGCTCTTAATGATTTATTTTCTAATTCAACAGAAGATTCACTGACGATCACCGAACTGCCCTCAAAGGGTAAATTCTACCCAGGCTTTCAAGGTGTTGAGGTTAAGCCTTTAACATTCTTGGATGAGCAGAAAGTATTGAATGCTAAAGATTCAAACAATGACATAGTTTCAAAGCTTCTTGAAAAGACAGTTGAAGGGGTAAACGTAGATGAATTACTATTCATGGATAAGATGTTTCTTCTGATGAAAGTTAGAGAAATATCCTACGGGGAAAACTACGAATTCAATATTACTTGCCCAGCCTGTACATCTGAAATTAAAACATCCTTAATCCTATCTGAGCACTTAAACATGACGCAAGTCCCCGATGACTTGAGTGATCCCAGAGAAATTGAGTTGCCTAAGCTTAAGGTTAAAGCTGAGGTTAGATTCCCTAGGAGCCGTGAAGAAGCTTTCTTGGGTGACTCGGAAGAAGTTTACAAAAATATCTACCGATTCGTGGTCTCAATTAACGGAAGCAAGGATCCTGTCTTCATCTCGAAAGCATTAAAGAGGATGCATATCCGAGACATTAAGAAGATAGTATCTGAGATAAATAAGGGGGAATATGGGGTCAACCCTAGGTTTATATTCGAATGCCCAGAGTGCAGTCATACTGAAACTATGGCGGTGCCTTTAGATGTCGGTTTTTTTTCAGTGAGCTAACTAACAGTTTATCCTCGGAGGATCTTCTTTATCAAGCGTATATATTAGTAAATAAGGTAGGCTTATCTTACTCAGACATAAAAATTATGACTCAGAAAGAACGTTTAGCCTTTATCAACTTCTATACCGAAGAAATGAAGAAGCTGGAGAGTTAGCATGAAAATTAATGGAAATCAAGTCACTACAAGACACGAGAGACCTACTGTTTTAGGGCCTACCGCCCTTATAATGTATTTTATCAACGACGGCCAGTACGTTGATCCACATTCGATTAGTGGAGTGTCTATATTTGCCGCTTCCGACAATCAGTCTCCTAGCTCGGTAATCACCTCTGATGGGGAAATCAAAGCTTCTGTCACAGGAAGCGTCTTGATGAACTTTTCCAACAGTGCGGCCCTTACCACGGATAGCGGGTTTGACGCTTCCAACTATAACGCAAATTCAGACTCTTCTGGCATTTATAAGCTTCAGACGGGTAAGTTTGCCTGCGTCCTAGGCCCTGCTCCGAGCGGCGTATTTAATCTCTCGGGTGATACCGTAATCGCTGATACTGTTTCTTCAACTGGAGACTATATTGATGTTTGGACGGTAAAGCGTGTTGCTGGGTCAGACTTAGACACGATAATTAATGAGTTCACCCTGACTGAAGATAGGTTCTTTGGGGTAACTGAACCTTTATTATTCCGAGTGGCAACTAGGCTTGAAAATAATCATGTAGTATTGGGCTCCAAAGTTGATCTAAAATTCACTAATGAGTTTACTCTAGAGAATGCGAATATCGATAGAAGCGTAGTTAACTTGTTTAAGCAATCATTAGTGACAGATCCAATGATTGAGATTTACAAGAAAAACCAAGACAGGAACCTAGACGCTAGAGTTGAGGTTTCAGGCTACTCGACTACGTCGGGTCTTGTTGATACAACTGCCGAGAATACGGTGGTATTTACATTAGACACCGAAGCTCTTAAAACTCACCCAAAGCTTCTGGATGGAACCTTTGGATCGATGACGGGCACTTACGTTGCCAAGCTTAAGTTCACTGCCTTGAATCAGACCATTGTCTCAAATGACATGGCCTTTATCATACGCTAGATAGGCTAGGTGAAGTCCATCTAGCTTGCCAATCTTTTCGGCCTCCGTTTTAAGGAACTCGGGACCTCTCCTAATCAAGATCTCGTTCCAGTCCTTAAAGGGCTCGGGTGGTACGACGGTATGTAAATCGTCTCTCCGAGCCCAGTGTGCCAGTCGCATAAACTTCTGGCGTCCAGTAATACCTGGGCCGTCGCTGTCAAAGGCACATACCAGTGGGCCTGCATACTGACTTAGTTGGAGCATCTGCTCACGGCTTGTAAAGCAGCTTAGAGTGGTCGTAGCATTCAGCCCTACCGCCTGTAGGCTAAGGCAATCAAACACGCCCTCAGTGATGTATAGGGGCTCTTGAGAGCCGTAATCAAAGGGGTATAGAACCTGTGAACTCTTCAAGTTCTTGCAGTTCAGATATTTAGGTTGCTCATCACCAAGAGCGCGTGCCTGGAAGTAGAAAAGCTTCCCGTTGCGGTTGATGAAAGGGATGATCAGTCTGCCTTTGTATTTCCCATCCGTGGCAATGTAGAACTTGAATTGATTTACACCACGGGACTGGGCAAAAGGATGATCCTCCACAACCTTAAAGTTCTCCGCTTCATCGAGGTCCGAATCAATCTGGTTTGGGTCGAACTCCTCGATGGGACGCCGACCCTTGTATCCTGACATGAAGTCCTCGAAGACAAACTTCTCATAAGCTTCGCGGTAGCTGCACTTCTCCAGGACAGCATAGAGCTTAAGGAAGTTACCGACCTCGCCAGTCTTAAAGCATCTCCACAACCCAGTCTCTGTGTTGATAGACATGTGCCGTTTATAGTCATTATCTACGAAGATAGATGGAACTACTATTTCAGTATCATCACTCTGGAGTCTATAATTAAACTGGAACTTGTCCAGACAGTAGTTTCTAATGAAGGAATCAGAGCCCATGTTCATAAATAGTATTAGTGCCTCTAAGGGAGACATCATAGACCAGTGCCTGTGGAAATACAGACTGAAATACATCTTGAGACTGCCGGGATTCGGCTCGAAGAATGAGGACGCTTTGAATTTCGGGTCTTTTATTCACAAGATATTTGAACTGGGTTACAAGGAAAAGGACATTAAGTCCCTGTTGAGGATTGCGGAGCAAGAGCGTTCAACGTACAAAGTGCCTTTCCGTGATAATGATAGGATGAAGTCCTGTCTAGAAAACTTTATTCTTTGGAATCAAGGTCTTGGAGAGACCATGTCTACTGAGCAAGTAGTAAACGTCCCTCTTGACGAGAAGAATGATATCAACTTTGTAGGAGTTATCGACCGTGTAATCAAGGGAAATGATGGTGGATATCTGGTTATTGACTACAAGACTTCCAAGCGAGAGAAGAAGAAAAAGACTCTCATGGATGACAACCAGTTAAAAGGTTATGCGTGGGCGATCCATATGCTTTATGATGTTCCTTACGATAAGATCTACTGCGCCCACTACTATCCTGTCACGGGTAACTTCGTAGCTGTCAAGTTCGGTAGATTCCAGATTGACAGATGGAAGAAGCAGCAGATCGAAAAGGTCTGGCGTATCCGTAAGAAGAAGAAGGACGAGTTCTGGGCTCAGGAGAATGTTTTCTGCGACTGGTGTGAGTACAAGGAAGCTTGCCCCAGATTTAATGCAGAGTCAATTGTCTGCCAAAGGATCGACGAGCAGAAAGAGCTTAAGAAGAAAACAAAGAGTTCAACATAAGCAACACAACGATTCCGACGATTAAGTAGTGGAACGAGTCCCCTTGATCCCAATTGGGTCCTGGGTCTGACTTGTACTGCTTCATCATCTCAGCCCTAAATAGGGCCGACTTCATGCTTTCTTCGATATTTTTCATAGGTCTTTGATGTTTCCTTTAATTATAGGAAAGTAAACCTCGTAGTCAATATCTTCTAGGAAAGTTTTTATAACTTCTTCATTAAAGCCTGAGTCAACAACAAGAAACTTATAAATCGTTTGAAGCTTTAAAGGCTTCCTTGTATCTAGTGACTTTAATAATCTAAGCTGATAGAGACTAGGTAACCTCTTACCATACTTGAAACTCCATTTTCCTACAAAATCACTGGAGAAAGTAAAGTTCAGCAAATCAATAGTTTCAACTAAATCCTCTTCTAAGGTGCTCATATATTATAAATAGTTATAGAGGCACCCCTTCTGATAATTGCACTAAATATCGGAATCTTGCTATAATATTACAATGAATAGAGGGCTAAATCGTACACTCCAGCAACTTCTAGAAGATTACGCAGTAACTGTGTCTGAGACTTCATATCTGGGGCTTAGGCCGGGAGACTACATCCAGTTCACTTATAGAGGATCTCTTAGATATGGTCTAGTGGTATCGTCCAAAAGAACTACAGATGGTATGTTCCTCTCCTCCAGAAACAATACATTAGTCAATATTGTGCTTACCCCTGCGTTATCAGAGGCTATGTTTTCCTTAATGGTAAATAACTTATACAACAACGAAGTAGCTTGCAACTATCGATCCCCTGCTATCATAGGAGCTTTTTTGGGTAAGCAGAATTTCAGAACATTCAACGTCGCTGGAATCAGAGACATACTAAAGGTAAATATTCAAAATGGTTGATCCAAATACTCCGAATATAGGCGAACAGTTCAGAGCCGAGCAGCAGGAAATTCAAGTAGAATTAACCAGGGCGACTAGGAGGCTTAACTTAAGTGTTCTTCAAGCTACGCGACAATTGGCAGGACAGGTTACCGCTTTTGTCAACCCTATTAATAGGCTCCAGGATTCTTTGACTCGGTTAGACAAGACCAATAGAGCAAGTTTAGCTTTAGGCACCACCACTGATAAGCTTAGAAAGTCTGTCGAAGCTAATTCTGATGTATTAGATCGAGGGTTGGTTAGTACTCAAAAGTTAATGGACGCTATTGTTCAGAACTTTGAGTCTGGTGTGAGAGTTCAAAATGGTGCAATCGCAGATCTCACCGAAGAGATGATTGCCACTGGTCAAGACCTTAATGGGTTGACGAGTATGAACTCGGATCTCCTTTTATTCACTGGCGACAACATAAGAGCCGTTCAGGATGCTAACAGAGCAAACCGAGAGATTAGTGATAAGTATGGGGTATCCAACCAAAAACTTATAGACTCTGTTAATTCTTTAAAGAGCACTTTCGAAGAAGCTTCATTCTTCGGAGGTGAAACTACTGCTTCCCTTGAAACTTTAACCATGGAGTTGAAAGCAAGAACAGGTGGTAAGAATGTAGAGGGTGCGATTCAAACCTTGTTAGGTTTGGGCACTGGGGGTTTGGGTAATCTAGGTGCCGCTATCAGGACTGGGGCTGGTGGCTTACGAGCTAGGATTTCTGGAGGACAAGCAGTAGGTATGGGAGATATTATGCCCATTCTACAACAAGTATCCCAGATAGCGCAACAATCTGGCGGTGGCAATCTTGCTCTTGGGGCTGATATTGCTGCTATGAGAACTGGTCTTAGTAGACAGCAAGTAGTTCAGTTAGTAAATTTAAATCAACAGCTTCAGAAAGACTACACACTCAATGCAGAGTCCAAGAAGACTACTGATGAAACTTTCAATAGTATACAAAACGTTAACGAGAGAGCAAGGAATTTCTACGATAAAACTGCGATTCAGTCATTAGCACTGTTAGGAACTATTAGCACAGCAACCATAGGGATGGCTGCAAATACTGTCATGGCGGGAGGTGCGCTTGCTGGCCTACTTCCTGCCGGTGGAGGTGGTTTAGCTGGTGGCGCTGCTCGCATTGGCAGTATGCTTCCTCGTCTCGGTGGAGCAGCCGCACTAGGAACTGCTGCATATGGAGCGAAAGCGGCAACCGGCGGCGGCTTCCTTAGTAACATATTAACAGGGGCATCTGTAGGTTCTATTGGTGGCCCAATGGGCACTATTGCTGGAGCCGCTGGTGGTCTTATATTCAGCATCTTCGAAAACATCGCGGGTAGCACTAAGGAGACTGCCGAAGAAGTTAGGAAGCAAAGGGAAATGGAAGAAGAGCAACGCCGTCAAGAAGCTGCGATCCAGGCTTCCAAAGATATAGCCAGAGTTTCTTTCTTGGCTCAGTATATTAGAAGTAGAGGTGGTGCTGACTTAAACGGCAATACCGAACTTTACTTGGAGGTGATTGCCAAGAATATTCAGGAAATGAATTCGAAATCTACAACTCCTAAGAGCACGTTAGGGAGGAAGCAATAATGGTATCATTCTTAAAAGATTTATTTAAAGGTTACGATGGAAGCCTTAAGAAGAATAGTCGCTTACTGCATGAGCGATCCCATTTAGCTTTAGAATTCCCACAATCGAATAATCGAATAATTAGAACGTTCATACCTATGTTGCAAAACGCTCAGGTATCAGAGCGGGGAACTGCCAACCTAAACAATTACAATCTAGTGGGACGCGCTGGTCAGTTATTCTCTTATGCCGGTGCTCAATCTCGAAAGATTAATCTAACGTTCAATATTAGTTTGTTGCATGTCATGGAGATGGATTCAACTGAAGGAATCTCCGATAAGTTTAAGCAGCAGTTTAAACTCTTCTTTACGGAGAGAGAAGATGCCAAGCAATTGTTTGATATGCGTGATGAGCAATCCGCAGGTTTTAAATCGGTTGAAGAGCCTGATAATTTTGTATCTCAGGGGCAATCTTTTTCTTTATTTCCTGCTGAAGGCACGGGTTCCGTTCTCCAATCCCCTGACGATTTTCTCGGAGACAGCGATCAGAAAATAAATGGCAAAGGAAGGGACTACGCGAGCGTTCACAGAAACTACTATCGCAAACTAATAGGTGAACTTACTGGGTCACCCCTTGATAACCAGGAGAGTGAAAGCTTTCTTGGGCCTCTCTTAAGTAACTTTGATATCTCGTTAGCATCTCAGGGATACAAGAATGTTAATGATAGCATTGATTTAGTTTACTGCTGGGTGAATCTTATACGAGGCACTATCCTGAACAACTCCTCTAATACACTTTATGGTCCTCCAATTGTTAGACTAACTCATGGTCCAATGTATAACAACGTTCCCTGTCTTGTTGAGAACTACAGTATCCGCATTGCAGAGGAGGCAGGTTATGATGTTCAGACGTTTACACCTCGTCAAATCGAAGTTACTCTTTCCTTGATTGAATCTAGAACAGGCGACTTTGGGAAATACCAAGCTACGACTCTTCAAGCCGGAGATAACCTTACTGGTTGGGAATCTATAATAAGTAATAACGATCTCGATCCTCAAAATGGATTGATAGGGAAGGGTTCTTTATGATATACAAAAATCATTTAAAGATGGGCTTTAACGAGGTCATTCACAAGAATAAGAAAGTTGTATCAAGTCTGAATTCGTTAGAGTTTAGAACCTTCATTGAGTCCTTGGATGATAGCGCCTATCAGGTAGGGACAATCCCCCCAGGATTCGAACATCGCGCCGACAGGATCTCTGATTTGTTTTATGATACCCCTGAGTTGGATTGGCTTATTTGTTGGACAAATAATGTATCGGACCCGTTTCAGCAATTAAATGTTGGTGACAGAATTAGAATCCTGAAGTGATATGTCGAAGTCTTTCCCATACAACGTTGTTTTAACCAAGTCTGCCGAGGTGGCGGAGAAGCTTTTCTTTGACAAAGATATAACGGGCAACACGGTTAACAAGCGAAGACTTAATTCAATCTATGGAGGCTTGTCCAAAGAAGAGATCGCAGACACAGTAATTGTATCTCCTTTCTCTAATAATGGATTTATTAGTTTAATCAACGAGTTACCTATGGGGGGTGGCAATAAGTTTGTTACGTTGAAGATGATGGAAACTTCTACTTTATTAGAGAAGTTTCTTATACCTTCGAACGCTCAAGAGGAACTGGTTTTCGCTAGATTTAAAAAGAGAATAAAGAACTCTCTAGAGTTAGATGCAGATACGCTAGACATCTTGAAGAACATTCGTCCAAGATTCTATCTAGCCTACGGTATTGGGGATGATGTCAGCCAGTGGTCTGGGCCTTTTATCATCGACCTTATAGATGCTAATTTAACTATCACATCCGAGGGATTGCGTGAACTAGAATTAGTTTTCACGCCTACACTAGACACTCTTGGCGTTTTTACTAATAAAATATTTAAGGATGAGGACTTGGCTCAAGGGCGCTCAGTTTTCGATACGAACAGAACAAGCTCTCCTTCCATCGAAACTAGGTCAGAAAGTACTTTCGAATTAACGGAATCCTTTATAGCAGATGCGGGCAACCTTAGGGAGCTTAATCTTGATGGAGATAGATGGAACTTCGCAATTAGAAAACTCATACGTCAGTTTATATCTGACAAATATTCAACTGTTCCTAAGGGTAATGTTTTAGTTTTATTTAATCAAGATTTAGATAAGGATAGTAGTGATAAGAATGCTCCCTTTAAAAGGAAGAAACGAACAGAGTTCGTGACTACCCCCGACTTCGTGTCCCTTTATCAGGACGTACTGGCTGAGTATGGCATCACTAGTTATTACCCTTTAAAACCTGAAGTAGCCAAGGAAATTGAGGAGGGTAAGGCTGATTACGCTAACAGGATAAACAAGGGGTTAGCTCAAGAAGGACCAGCAATATCTAAAGATATCGAGAAGGTGTTAATAAATAAGTTACCCGGAACGGAAGGGATTCTTCCCCCTGGGCGTGCAGCACCGGGCCGCGCCGATGTATCTGATTTGATAAGGGTTAATAACGCGATTCTACGTGCTGAGGAGATTATTCTCACTAGGGAGCTTACTCCTGATGAAAATAAAGCTCTTAACTCACTTCTCGTCGAGAGGGATGCTCTTCTTAAAAATGTTAAGATTGAAGTAAAATCAAAGCCTATACCTTTAGAGACCGCCATAATAAATAACTTTGTGGAGCAAGTGGAAAAGGCTCGTGCATCTAATCAAGATCTCGCCATGGAGAATTCGGAGGTCATCGTAGATGATACTAAAATTACTTTAGCCTTTTATGCGGACTATGTTTTATCAGATATCGATGACAATGTCTTAGAATCTCTGAGACCTCTTTACAAATTTTTCTCAAAACTAAAAACAAAAATAACTGAAAAGTTTGACCCCATCTTCCTTGAGGAGAATGATATTAAGTTAACTAGCTTACTTAAAAGGCATAACTTAATTGAAGATTCAAAGGCACCTGTTATTATTCTTGGTGATAGGGATCTTATTAATTCTCTTATTTATGACAATAACTTTTTGCCTAATAATTTAGGTAAGACTTTAAGTTATAGCTTTAAACCTAAAGAAACTAAAGATGCTTGGTTTAATTATAAGAAAGATCTAACGGCCACCTTCTATGCAGACAAATCACGTACTTCTTCAATGGGCGAGCAGGTAGACTTTGGACCTTATGTGGGATTTGAAAAGAGAATTAAAGATGATTCTTTAATCTTCATGCATAACTTGAAAAATTCAAATGTTATTGATGTCAGCTTTGATGCTAGCCCCTATAAAGGTGAACTTCTAAATATTGCTAACGAATCTACCTACAGGCTTTTAAATCAAGGTTTAAGTACAGATGAAGAGCAAACATTATTGGATAATACTTTAAAATTTAACTCACTAGATTACATCACAGATAGGGTCCGTAGTCAAGTTGATGATCTTAATGACCCTTCAAAAATTGTTAAATATTTAAGAGGCGACAAATCCAGCTTGAGCTTGTTAAAGCAGATAGGAGACTCCTCTGCAAAAGATTTCTTAGATTTATTAATATTTAAGCTTAAAGGGCAAGATGTCACCCACTTCAAGCGCAGAGTGCCTCCAGGAACTGTCGCGACTTATGAGGCTAATACGCTAAAGAAAGCAAGCTCATATATTCTACAAGCTACAATTAAGACTCTTCCTTTTTTCAACACAAATATATTTTTAGGTAGGCACTGTCTGCTGGTGGGTGCTCCTAATAGAGTTATTGGATCCCCAATTAACAGAGAAAGAGGCCAACTGCCTGAGCCTGCGGTATTCTCCAACGGCTATAATATTTATGGTTATAAGCACGTAATAGAGGTAGGTCAAGCTTATTCTGAGTTTACCCTTTATCAGAACGGTCATGGTGCTGATGCGGGGGATTCTATGCGAATCACAGTAGCTGAATTATTAGACATTGATATGGAACCTGATTCTGCCGTTACTGGGGAAGCTAAAGATTTCATAACAGAAATAAATCAAGTACAGGTGAGAGTCAATGGGCGGAACCTGCTCTCTGGTTCTAAAGTGTAATTAAATAGGATATTAAAATGAAATTTGTAGTAGGCACAGTTACAAGCAACGTAGATGCCTCAAGGTCCGGTTTACTTGAGGTTAGATTCCCTAAGATTTTCGATGGTAATCCTCAAAAAGTAACCTATACTTCTCCTTATTGCAAGATAAACTCAGGAGGCTTTATTGCAATTCCCGAGAAGGACGATCAAATCCTTGCTCTATACAACGAGGATCTTATTCCTGGTGAGTCTTTGTTTTACTACCACTCAACCATCTTACGAGATAGGGAGTTCGTTGGCGATGAAAAGCCTAATCCTAATTTCAAACCTCTTAGGAGTAGTGACCCTAAAGCTCAAATATACAACAAAGATAATAAGCCTGCAACTCAAACGTTCACAAACCCTGTCGGGGCTGGTCTATACATTCAACGAGATTTTTCCGACTCCAGCATAAGTAACAATGTCACCCTTAAGGCCGAGTCTGGTGATGAGATTAATCTAGGTCCTTTAGGCTTTCAAGTTAGAAACCCTCAAGGCGACTCTATTATTTTGACTGGTTCCAACCCAAATGATGGTTATGCCGCTCAATCATTCTCGGTAGAAACGGAATCTAATCAGGAATATAAGTGTACATCCTCTGACATAACAATGAAGATTATTGATGGTGGTGACATTAACATCATCAATGATTCGACTGGGAATGTGGGCCTACAAGGCATTGGCGGTCCATGGTCTGGGAATATACGTCTGAAGAGTAAGTATAGAAATATTGATTTAGCTGCCCTTGGTGAAGGAAGCCATGTAAATATAATTACTCAAGGAGCTACGATTCAAGTGGATAGTTTAGGTAAAGTTACAATTTCTTCAGGCGGTGATATTCAGCTTCAAAGCGCAGAGAATGTCAACATCAACGCAACGAAGCGTGTCAATATTTTTGGAGGAGAAGGCGTTCAGGTGGGATCTACTGGTACCGTAGAACTCAACGCAAGTCCTTTTGTTAGCGTAAACGGCAATGCTGTGGAATTCCTTCCTACAAGTCCAAGTAAGGATGATATAGCAAAGTTCATTAGTGCCACTCCAGGTTTCCCTGTAGGGTTACCTACAATCGTGCCTAATGACTACTATGACCCGGTAGGTGTGGGTCCAGGGGGTGTTCAGATTTAATGGCATTTGATCTTAAAACATTTCTTAGTTCTGGAGGCAGTGCTTCCAACCTTGCTGGTCAGTTTGGTGTTCCAAGCTGTATGCTTGGACTAGCTTCTGATGTTCTTGGCTTAATACCAACTCCTATCCTTTTAGCTTATCGAGATTCGTTAGCAAAAGGCAGGGCTGCGGCTGACGCTGTTATAAAGAGGATAAACTCTGAAATTCGAGATGCTCTAGGTATTTCACTATTTCCTGATCGTGACGGCTTTTTCGGCTACTTCTCTAGCTCATCCAGGTTTGGGTTAGATATACTCGCTGGGATCACAGGGGCAATAGGAGAGTTTGTCGGAGCGGCACAAGGGATCGCAGCGGCAGCTTCTGAGCTTGAGAATAAGTTAAATGCTGCTAAAGCTTGCTTGGCAAAGTTTAAAGAGTCTTTGGACTTTCAAAATGGGGAGGCGGGTGTCCGTAGAGAAGAATTAGCTGCCTTAAAGCCAGCAGACTACAGTCAAATAATTAATTCTCAGTTTGCAGTTGCAATGGAGCAATCCAAAATAGCTCAAGACTTTATAGATAAGGCTGATAATCAGCAGAGTAACATTGATGGTATTATCCTTAATAGGACATTAGATCCATCCTTGGAGCCTGGGGAAGCTAGGGAGACTACCGAGTCTGTATTCCGTCTCGAAGCTGGTCCACCTAAGTCCCGTTCTGGTAAATTTGTATTATCTGTTGATGGTTTATACTATGACTCTCAAGTCGATGGCATTGAACCCGCTCTTCTTGAGTTATCTGAAAGAGAGGAAGTAGTAAAGTTTAAACCCGGTGGGTTCCCTGATGGGGATAATTGGAAACTAGAATTCGATCCTAGCTTAGGTGGTCGTGGGGTTCCGACAACCTCAGAAGATCTTGATTATTACTTTAACAGTATTTTGGATCCTAATATTATTGATGATTCTGCTTCCCTCACTAAATACTACGACCAGGACGATCTTCTACTAAACCTTGTAGGTCAAAAAGACAGGAGAGTGTTTGATGTTTCTTCTGAACTTCAAGAGTTGATAGATGCCGGTTCTTCTATTGCGGTAACCGACAATATGCGTCAGGTGATGTTCTCAGAAACTTCTCAATTTGAAGATAAGATAAGAAAGCGTAAAAAGCAGATTGAGCTTGCTGTTAAAGTGCCTACCTTCTTGGGTAAAGGGCCTCTATATACGCCAGGAAATGTCCCAATTAACGACTTCTCCTATCTAGCTGGTTCTAACTTCTTAGTTGATATTGAAAATCAACGGAGCATTGTATTGGATCAAGCCGATGTTACAGGCGTGGTTTTACCTCTTGAGGTAAAATATACTGAGAAGGTGGAGACGAATGACTCGATATTCCTTGATCATATCCTGCTAGCAAATGTGGCCAAGGGTGAAATTCTATCTGATGCGCCTGCTTCATCTGCCCCAACTCTGCAAGTGAATACTAGGATTGTCGATGATGGTCTAGTAGCCTTGTATAACTACCTAACAGTTGAATTTAGTGATACATCTGGTATAGCTTACGGCCTACGAAACTCTAGCAAGCTCGGAAAGTCTAACAATGGTCAGATTGTAGGCACTCCGTCTTCTGTTTTCAATAAGGGTTTGGGCTTGGCTAATCTTGAGGGCCTCTGCGAATTAAATTCCTCTGATAATGCTATCGTAAGTTCAATGGGGAGTTATGT